GACAATCGACCAGTCCGGCAGCCCGTAGCCAAGAATTTTCCCATAAGACCGGCTGTAAGCCTTCCGGCACACCCCTCCGCCGTTTTCAATCACACCGGATGCACCGGACGTATTGCCCTCAATGGTCTTGATCCGCGTTGCCGTCACCTCTGTAACGATCCCTGTATGATAGGCTCTCTGGCCGTTGGTAAAGAAGATCACTGCCCCAGGCTCCGGCACCGCGGCCCACCGGCCTGCCTTTTTAAACTGGTTGACCCCTGTGGGGCAATAATGGTACAGGCTGCCGCCCAGAAGTTTCTTAGCAACCTCCAGACCAAATGCCTGCACAAATACCTCTGATACGAACATGGCACACCAGGGCTGGGCCTGCAGATTCTGACCGGTGTGTGTCTTATAGTCCCTGGCAAAGCAGGTGAAATTGCCGCTGCCGGCATTGGCCGTAAAATCATCCAGCTGGGCGTTGCTTTTCTTTTCCAGATAGCCGTCCCAATGGGCGGCCTGATCAATGAGTTTCTTTGCTGCGTTTTCCATATGTCTTTGCCTCCAAATAAAAAAGCCCGGTACAAAACCGGACAAAAATCATTTTCAGGTATCTTGCTTTTAAAATCTGCATATGCTATAATGCCAGTAGGCTAAACGATAAAAGTTGTCCATTTCAGACAGCAAAAATGAAAACCCCAAGGACCGCAATTCCTTGGGGTTTTCTATTCCGTTTTTATGGTGGCTTAGACCATAGGCTGGTTACCGACTATTTGTCGCCGTCCAACCATTTGTTGATGAGGTGGCTAACCACACCAGCCGCAACGGCAACAATAAACGATAAAAGTGTATCCAATTCAGACACCTCCCTTCTGTCACCAGATTCGGAGGCGGTAACGTTAGCATTATAGCACAGCTGCAGTTATGCCGCAATCAAAATATAGACCTCAGGAATCCCCTGGGGCCTGTCTGCGTTGCGACGTCGCACGACTCTACTCCTGACTGTCATCTACACCGTTGTTATTACGATCAGATGGGCCACCTACGCCGCTCTGATGCTTGTCTGGATGCGGTACATCACATGGTGCATCATGCAGATATGGGGTCGGCTCCTTAGGCTGCAGATCTGGCCCTGCGTTTACATAGCCTCCCATTCCAGGGATTTTATCCTGATGTTTTCCTGTTAATTTTGCCATAAATTTTGTCCTCTCTTTCATTTTTATTATGTAATGGTAGTTGCTCCGGCTCTAACCCTGGCCGGACCGGGAGATAGATGGATCACCTCCTTCTATTTCTGTCTGCTTTTCTCTGTTTGAACGCCAAAGTAGAACCCCACAATCATCGTGAAGATTGTAAGGTATTCCTGCCCGGAAATTTCCCCAGTGCAGGTCAGACCCACGAATCCCGCAGTCAGCGCCAGAGTCATGATCGACTTAACATCGATCAGCTTAGCCAGTTTCTCTTTCATTTATGTCACCTCCTTTCAAAAAAGCATTGAGGCCGCCGCACTCACGACCGCCCCAATCAACGCCCCGATTAGCATTTCCCACTGCCGCCCCGGCTTGGCTTTCAGTTCCGTCACATCGTCTGTCAGCTGCCGGATGGAGCTATTCATGTGCTTAATCTCCTCCGTCTGCCGGGCCATCTCCAAAGCAAGTGTGTGTACGGCATCCACAATCTTCCCTACACTGTCCATGCGATGTTTCAAAGATGCTATTTCATGCTTATAGCCTTCGAGCACTACCACAATTTCTTCATCCGTCATGCCTGTTCCTCCTTAATCAGCATAGGTTCATCCATCAGTCCTGAATCCGCCGGCGGTTCATATACGCTGCCGTCATTGCTCAGGTAGATTGTCTGGCCGTCAGTGCGGTACAGTGTATCGTATCCGCTTATATTGCCTGCCTCCAAGCCTCCGATTGTAAATGTGGTAATATCCCCCCATTCCTTTGGGATATTATCTGCAAACACAATCTGCAGCACGTTGGGGGCAGCTGGCATGATACGGATAATTTCATACTCAGTATCCTGGATCTTGATTTTTTCCATTTTGCATCCTTCCTTTCTAATAATTTGTATTTTTATGTATTATAAAAGGCCCTTTCAGGCCCGGAATTTTCTTACATATTGTGCGCAATACCAACTCCTCAAAAATCGGCCACGCTCATGATGAACGATACTATACTGAGGCTGAGGTAAATAATCTTTTCAATACTTATCAGGGACTTCCTCAATATAGTATGGATCTTTTCAATATACAGAGCGGCGGCCGTCTGCTATATTATGATGCCAATACGAAAAACACGCCATACAAGGCTGGTATTACACAGGCATCTGAAGGTGTGGCTATTACAGTAGGTGACTGGGGGAACTTTATTACGTCTTTGGCAATACCGAAAGGCGATTCAAGACTATACATATACAGCCGCGCAAACAGTATAATCACAGACTGGAAAATGCTTTAAGTCCTACCAGAAATTTCCTTCCATTCTCCATAGGATACTCCTGGAGTATGGAGTGACACAAACAGCCGCAGATCGTTGCTGATGGCAATCCGTGTTGTCCACATCTTGAGGAAACCAAATGTCAGGATAACACCGCCGTTTCCTTCTCCCTCTACTGGCCTGTGTGTAGCGTTATCCGCATAGATGTATATTCCTGGCGAGTTTGTATCCACGAGGCAATCCGAGACACTGGTTGCATTTTTAGCATAGAAAAGTTCGCTATCCTCCTGCTTTGTGTGATACCTGTCATCATGGGTATGTCCAATCTTAGAGCTCTTGGTATTGAGCACAGTATAAAGATCCATCAATACCTTTCCCTGAGCCGCCGACAGGGGCAGATCTGTCCGGTCAGTAACACAGTTGTTTACGATCTGTCCGATCAGGCAGACGCCGGTCATCCAATTCCTAAAATCTTCCGTAAACTTCTTCATCTTCCCCCAGCGTGTCCGGGCCTTTTCTTTTGCGGCCGGTACCGGGAAACTGTCTGATGATGCATCAAAGGCAGAAACCAGAGTGTCCGCGGTGTCGCCTCCAATGGAATCTACCTTATCTTTGTCCAATTCTTTCATGGTCTTATCAACGGTATCCATATTTTCATTGATGACCTCTATCGAAATATACTCATTACTTTCTGGCTTTTTCAGGCCATAATTTTCTGTTGTATTCATAAACCCACCGTCCTTATCCCTTCCCAGGTGTATGCCGAAGCCTGCTTCCAGGTCAACGCCGCCACATCACCCCATGTGTTATAAATATATTCATACTCCACCGCCAGGTGGGCAGGCTTGATTTCTTCTATTGTCAGTTTCAAATCTGCCACATTACCTGGAATCCCCAGCGTTCCGACAAAGCGGATTACAAAACGATAATTGGCCGCATCCTCGATCACTTCCACTTCGCCATTAGAATAACTGCCAGCCACATTTTTCACCATTTCCTTGGTAGTAGTACCCACCCCTGATATCTTCGCCCTGATTCGTTCCCTCCGAAAGTCATCAGGCTTTGATACGTCCACCTCCAGCCCTAAAAGCTGTTCGTATCGTGACAATAGACCCGACGCTGTAGATGCAAAACATTCCGAAATTGTACTGCTCAATCCGTTTTCCAGATCATCCGTCACTTCGGACAGAAGCGTCTGCAGAGTTTGCATAGTCACATTTTTATCATAATAATCCGGGAGAAGCTTAATCAGTTCCAAGTGTATTCACCTCCGTCAAATCAATAGTCCCTACTATAGGAATCTGCCTTTCCCCGATTACAACGTTTCCAGTTCCTTCATTCAGGAGAAACCCTTCAAAATCTTCTATACCCTGAACATCTAACAGCAGGCTGCCAAGTTTTGCATAGCTGATCTTATAGGTAATAAATACCGTTTCGCGCAGGAACATCTGCACTGCCGTTTTATATGCCTTCAAGATATCTGCCAGCGTCTTGCTCCCATCCCTTAAGACTTTGGCCTTGATATTGATCTTAACCGCCTCAGGGCTTTTGACTGTCACTGCAGCGCCGATCGGACGCACGGTTTCAATATACGCCGCCACCATATCTGGCAAAGAAGAAGATATCTGTTTATTGCTGTCCACGACCAGCACCGTAACAGTACCGGGACCATCCGCCAAAGGGAATACTTTAACAGCACCAGTGCCCGAAACCTCCAGAGCCCACTGTTGGTAATGATAGACGTTCCCGGATGTAGCCGGTAACCGAATCTTGGTGTATAAGCGTTCCCTCAGCGCTTCATCCGTTTCTTCATCCGTGCCAAGCGTAACAATGTCACCCAGTGATGCTGTCACGCCTGTGATGTTTGAAACAGGCTGCATGGATCCGCTGTACTGATTCCCGATCACTCCGTATGTTTCGCACTTTGCACAGTATTCCGTGTCGCTCCTTTTTTCCGTCACCACATAAACCAGATTATTTATTCCCCACCGGGTCCCGTTTTCTACCGGGCCTGACGTTGTCATCTTACGTACAGCCCTGGTGGCGGGTTTGCGGTAAATATTATAGGCATCTGCTGCCCGGTCCAGATACTCACCAAGGGCTGTATCAGGAAAGACCAGATCCACAAAATTGTCAAGTTGGAAGTTCTGTTGGGTCAGAAAATATGCACATGGTGCCAGAGCGTCATAAATAACACTGCCTTCCCGCTTGTCCACATCGTTTGGCACCTTATCAAGCATGGCCCGCAGCAATTCTTCATATGTCATTTTCACACCGTCATCTCCTTTTCTATCTGCAATTCCCCGTAAATACTTGATACATCAAAGGTACACCGGCATGTATCCCCGGAAAATTCAAACTCGAAGCCATCCACCTCGCGGATCCGGTCATCCTGCTGAAGCGCTTCTTCTACCATTCGCCGCAGTTCTGCCCTTACATATGACCGTTCCTCTCCGAGCAGTTCCTTCCAGGCAATCCCATACTTAAAGCTGTAGATGGGATATTCATACTGCTCTGTAGACAATATCTTGTAAATGGCCTGTTTTAAAGCCTCTAACTCATCCACAAATCCTTCTATTTTTGTATCTGACAGTTTATATGTCCTGGTCTCATATGTCTGCTCCTGAACTGCCAGATCGGTTGTTAGTCCTGCCATGGTCAGCCTCCTGTCTGGTACGGTTTTCCGATGATTTCCAAAATATAGTATTCCTTCCCCCGGTCATTGCGCAGGATCCGCACCTTATCCCCCGACACCAGACGGTCTTTCATATTTCCTGTAACCATACTCATTGGAACCGGGATCTTTCCAATCACAACCGCGCTTCCCGTGTATGTCCCCATAAGCACCGCAGCCGGTTTCCGGCATTTCATATAGTTATCTACCACCGTCTTTACGAGATCAAAAAACTCCTGATACGCCCCTTTATCATTCACCCGTCATCACCTCCACCGACATTGTATGTGTGGGAAGAAAATCGTGCGTGACCTTTTTAACGATCAGTCTCTGGTTTAATGCAATATTCCCAATACTGCCATATATGCTATTCCCTGCCCGCACCCGAAGATCACCCAGACAGTCCAGTTTCATAGTTTCCTTCTCATGGTTATACAGTTTCAATAGATTATTAGCCCGCTCCTGGGCTTTGGCCGCATTATCAATACCCGATGGGGATGTTTCCAAATACTGAAGCAGTCCATATCGATTCACCGCGTCCTGATCGTGGGCGGCTCCCACGTCAATCTGCCCGCCGCTTTCGTTCTTCCACACCACCTTGATCTGATTGTAATAATCATCGTCTATGGACTTTTCCCAGCTGTATCCTGTACATAGGCTATTATCACCCAGAATCAGCGGTAGCTGGAGGTTTCGCATATTCCACAGACACACCTTCCCATATTCATCACGCAGGCAATATTTCTCCTGCGTCCCAATCAGGGTATCCGATGCTGCCTGTACAATATGATCCAACCATGATTTTTCATAGTCAGCAATCGTGGGAATGATAAAGCCGGGATCCTCGATGGTTCCCGGCGTCATACTCTGAAATGTACACATATTTTCCACTAAATTCTTCAGTGTTCCATTCTCCAGTACAATGATATCCTTGTTTTTTGCCCTCCGCAGTTGGTCGTATGCCTTAATAGTTATGGTCTGCCCCTCTCCGCCATCCCGGCTGTCCCCGGATACCTTATAAACGGATCCGAAGAAAATACCATCCACCTGGTTGTTTTCCGTCACGCGAACAACATCCCCATTTTGCAGTACCAGCCCGTCACTGATATAGGAGATGTCCAGGCTGCTGGCTCCCTCATTCAGCGTTTCTGACCAGGAAACCTCTTTGCACATTTCCGAAATATCATAAATATATCCCTGGCTTTCTGCCAGAATTTCCATTCGCAACACCTCCTATGCCGGGATCGTAAGCACCTGTCCAGGATAGATCAAGTTGGGGTTCTTGATTCCTGGATTAGCTGCCGCAATTTTCTTGTATTGGCTGGCCCTTCCATAATACTTCTTTGCAATCCCCCAAAGGGTATCGCCAGACTGGACGGCATGGGTCTTGTTTTCTGTCACTGCGGGATTGGTTTCTGCAGACGCAGACGTATCTTCCTGCTTTACTGTAGCTGCTGCCGTCTGTACCGCTACATACCGTTTTCCCGGTGCCTTGTATTCCAAAAGCTTGATCGTCAGGTACTTATCCCCCTCTTCTCCAGCTTTTTCTACAGCCTCCACGCTTTTTACCAGTACCATAATACTGATATCATCTGTAATATCGTTAGAGGCAATAAAGCGGATTGGCTTTAAGTCCTTCTGGGCCTTACGAAACATTTTTTCATAGTAATCCGCATCGGCCTTTGCACCGGGGTTCATATAGTGATAATCCTGACTGGGAAATTCCGCTTCAAAACTAAATTCTTCCAGGCCATAATAAGATGGGACAGAAACCTGTCCTGTCCCAAGTACCTGGTAAGTCTCTATATTCAATTCCCGATTCCTCTTGATCTCCTCTGGATTGACGGGGAGCTTGTATTTCTTATTCCCATATTTAAAATAAACTGAATATGACATTATCCCGGCACCCCCTCTGGAGCTGTGGCGATCACCTCTTTTAGACGATCAATCATATGACCCACCACACCGTCAGTGTCAGCTTCTTTTGTGATAGGACCGGTAAATTCCACCTTGATATTAGGCGCAAGGGTATTTTGGGCGATCCGGGCCACGTAATCCCGTTCTGCCAGTTTCCGCATCCACTCGATGTCCTCTTTATCTGTCTCAACCTTTACGGCACCGCCTTTACCTGTACCTTTTACAGTGGCAGGACTACCAGCAGTAGCAAACTGTGAAAGATCAATGCCGGATCCGCCAGCCCCATCCAAATTTGGATTGAAACCTGAAAACAGGTTTGAGGCTTTGTCCGCCAGACCGCTTCCTATCTCATATCCTTTGTTGGCAAAATCAGCGCCATTAACAAAATCCTTTTTCTTCACGACTTCATTCCAGTCAGAAGCGGTTTTTGCAGAAGCTGCTGCTTTTTCAATTCCTGCCTTAAAATTATCCAATCCTGCTGAAATCTGAACCTCTACTCCTGGAATACGATTTATAATAGCTTCAACCGACCGGGCCATTTCTGTCATATATCCAACCACGGTTATGGCCAGATCATAAAAGAGGATTTTAACGGCAGCAACAGGGTGATTCCAAACATTGGCAAAGAAATTGACTACCTCTGCAATAACATTGTAGATGAATATAAAGCTATTTGTTGCAGATGCCGCAAGCGCGCCTAATGCTCCGCCAATTATTCCTGTTCCTGAAAGGGTTGCTCCCGTAAAATGATTGACTGCTGCAACTCCGGCATAGAAAGCAGCTGCAAGTACTAAAACCAGCCCTACAATCCATACAATAGGGCACGCGTATAATGCAGAATTAAGTCCTAACTGCGCTGTTGTTTCTGCCCAAGTTGCTCCAGTTGTTGCCCACAATGATAATGCATATAACCCTGCACCTATTGCCTGAGCCCCAAATCGAGCCGCTGATATAAGTGCCAAACCATTTAAAGCCAACTGTGCTCCTGCATAAATTCCCAAAGCCACAGCCGCCGCCCAAATAAACGGTGATACCATCGGCCAGGCAGCAATGCAAAAATCTATAAATCCTTCTGTTGCTTCCCCTGCCAGATAAATCAAACCAATAAAGTTATTTAAGGCGGTTTGTACGCCTGCTGAATTCAAAGCGGTATTTACCTTTTCAAACACCTCTGCAAAAGCCTGTGTGCCTGCATTCTTAATTTTCTGCCAGGTATCTGCAAACGTAGGCGTCATCTGCGAAAATTTTCCATTAATCTCATCTGCGGCTTGGAACATCGCCCCTTTGATGATATCTGCCGTAATTGCGCCGTCTGAGGACAGTTCTTTTAATTCTGCCTTAGTCTTTCCCATATACTGAGCGATTGCATCAGCTACCATAGGGGCGTTCTCCATTACGGCAACAAATTCATCACCTTGTAGTCTTCCAGACGTCATAGCCTGCGTCAGCTGGAGGAAAGCGGAGTTCTGTTCAGCCGTACCTGCCCCTGACACCTTGAGGGATTTGGTAAGCAGTTCTGTAAACCCTACTGCTTCCAGATTGCTCCCAAAGGTATCGCCTGCCAGCATTTTAAGCTTTGCTGTCGCATTGGCCATCTCTGTATAATCGCCGCGAGATCGGTCCGCTGCCGCAAAAATATCTTTTTGGAGAGTCCTCTGTTCTTCCAGGCTTCCAGTGATCATAGCCAGTCTGGCGTTTGTATTGGTGTATGTATCTGTCAGGTCCATTCCCTTTTTTACCGCCGCCAGACTCACTACTGTTTTAACGAGCCTTGATAGGCTTGAGTTGGCTACATCGGCAGCGGCTCCCGTACGTCCTAAAGAACCATTGAATCCATCCGTGTTTTTACTGGCTCCTAAAATAGCCTTAGCTGCCTTATCGGTGTTTTCAACAATCTTCTTGATCTGGCTGCTGTAACCATCCATCAGACGAAACATTGCGTTTAAAGTCGGCATTCTTTCCCACCTTCCTAAGACAGTTTAGCCGCCTGTCTCTTTTCTTCTTTAATCCGTAGATCAATGCTCGCATAAATAAATGCCCGCTCCCTGGGGTCTACCGGATCATCTGCCCCGCAGATTCCGGCGAGCACCCCGGGCCTGATATGAAGTCTTTGCAGGGCGAAATGAGCGTAATTCATCTCTCCATCGCCCTGCTCAATCAGTTTTTTGCCTCTTCGATATCCTCGTTGATATCTTTATCCAATCCAGAGAGGTCAAGAGCCGCCTGCATCAGAGTCGCGAACTCACCCACATAGAGCATTTTTGCCAGGGTTTTGGGAGCGCCTAAGGTTCCCCATCTTTTCTGAAGATCTGCATTGTTTAAGTCTGGCTCTACTACTGCTGTAGCCGTCAACTCACGATTGTAATTGATCCGGTCAAACACTTCATTACCCTTCTTATCCCTTTTCGTATGTTTCCGGATAAACTCCTCGTTTTCCTGCTGAGTAATGGGCCGGATTACAAAGGGAACCGGCTTGCCATTCTCCTGAAAACGGTTTGATACAATCACCTCTCTGTTTTCTGCCTGTACTGGGTGCAAAAATGCATTTAAACTACTCATAATCTGTTTTCCTCGCTTTCTTAATTTTTGTATAAAAAGAACGCCCCGGAGGACGTTCTTTTAGGTTTATGCAGTTCTTCGTTCTTCATAGCCACGAATAAAACAATATAACATTCTATTTAATTTCGGATCATTCATCCTTAAGACCTTCAAGACAAGCGACGCCTGTTCAAGTTCCAATTCTGACAATTCAGAAAATCTTTTACTATCATCCATCTTAGCGCAAATGTTAACTAATAGGCTAATATGCTCTAAAACCATTTTCCGTCGTACCCTGCGACAATTTTGAGTTATTTCCTCTCGTATTTCCATCATTTTCATTACGCCACCTCCTGATAACAAACCCGGCACTTATTAACACTGCCATTTGCAAGCCGGAACTCGATCAATGAGGGATAGCCGTTCTCTTCCAGCCATTCCTGAACCTTTTCGAGAACACTTTCTTTGTACTGAACGGTCACACCGTCATGGCCGTTCCGGCTGTAAGCTGTCTTTACAATTTCATCTGTAAAAAGGTCGATTTTCTGGATGATGGCGCTTACTGCTTTATCATGTGGTCTACCGGACTCAGAATAGATGCCGAGTTTCTTTGCCATAGTAGTGCAGTCCCATAACGTCTGTGTAGTGCTGTCTGTAATCAACGGAATCTGAATGTCAATGTCGGCCTGTTCCTTGTAAAGCCGTTTCGCCTCTGCCGCGATGAACATCGGGTCAACTCCTGCATCTTTGAAAATGCCGCTGACGGTCTTCACAAGCATGTTGGCGGCGGAGAGGTTCTTTTTCTTCTTTTCGGGCTTCTGGGTGATGCCCTCTCTGATCGTTTTCTCCTTATACTTCTTTTCCACCTGGATGAAGTAACGGCGTACTTGCTTGCCTTTCTCATTACGCTCCAACATGGCCATTTCCTTGGCTGTATCAAGTTTAATGATATGGTCTATTTTAGTCTGTCCGGAAGGTGCTAAAATTTTAGCGGCTTCATAATCCTCTTTTTCTACTGCCTCACAATCGCCCAAACGGTTGCGAATCCAATCGCGATAATTACTCTTTACTTCCAAAACTGAATGAAGTTCTGAACCATAAACTACTTTCTCGCCGGTGCTGGTTTCGTATACTGGTACTAACTCATTTTCAATTACTTTTAAATTCTGCATAATAAAAACTCCTTTCAAAAAATACTTGCCAAAAGGAGAAATACAGTGCTATTATTTATATACTCCTTTTGGGGTGTGGAGCAACCATTTCACTTTGGTCGGTGGGGTTGCTCCTCTTTTTTTATTTTAGGTCATCCTCCAGTTTTTTAATTCCCCGTCTTATTGCTTCTGTCTTTGCCACTTTTTCCTGTTCACAGTATCGTTCAAGAATATTGTTACTTTCAATATCAAGCCTTACATGAATAGGTTTTGACTTTGGATTCTCTACTGGTGGTCTTCCTGTTCTTGGGCTCATCATATCACCCACTTTCTGTAGCCCATAAATATAATATAATTGATGTAGCCCAATAAGTCAAGCACTGTTTTCTCAAATTCTTCTTGAAAGAGGCTTCCTTTGCTGATATACTATATTTATCAGAGAGAAACCTCTTTGGTGTATTAGAGATTCGTGATACTTGGTAGGTGGAACGAATCTCTATTTTTTTATTTTGGCATATACTTCACGGATTCCTTGACGAATTACATCGGATTTTGACATTCCTGTTTCTTTACAGCAATACTCTAAAATCTCTATATCTTCATCTGACATTCTGATTCTAGTCTCGTGCTTTTTTGGATTATCCGTTGGTCTGCCTGTTCTTGGCGACATTTTCTACCCTCCTCCTAATATATAAGTGTAGGGTTTCAGTACCCAACAGCCAGTTGGGACTTAATCCTCTCATTGTTTAAGCTG